TATCCGTATTGGCGGGCGAAGGCGTCGCGGCGCCGAGCTTGATCTTTCCTTCCGCCACTTTTTCCAGAAAACGAATCGCCTCCTTGTTTCGATCTTTTCTGACCTCCGGCATGGACAGATCGCTTCGCGAATACAGGTTGTAGACGGCGATATCAACGCTAAGTTGCCGGACTCTGGGCGGAACGGGCGAGAGGGGAACGCTGTAACGATCCTGACAATACGCATCGATGGCGGCGTCGGCGTCGGCAATCGCCCGGGTGACCTTATCGTCGTCAATCTCTCCGGCGCCGGCGTCGTCCGTAAGCTGGGTCAGCGACGTCTCGTCGATCAGTCTAAGGATGTCGTCCTGGGTGCAATAGGCCATTATCGTTTGCCTTTCTTGCCGACTTTGGCCGGTTCCTTGCCGAATTCAACCGCTTCCGCCGGCGCACCGAAGCTTTCAGGCGAGAGGTCCTTTATCTCCATCACGATCTCCACGACCAGCATCGGCTCGGCCCAGAGCGTCTCCAGTTCTTCCTTTGTAAAACGCCCGTCCGGATATTCGACAACCTCTGCCGGATGGGCGATCCCGCACCTACGGAAATTGTTTTGTTTGCTTTTGATTCGAATCATAAATTCCTCCGGCATAGCTTGTTGTCAAGGTAAATGGTGATGGTAAATGGTTTAATCTATTCACCATTCACCATTTACCGGTCACCAGGTATCCGTTTAGGCCAGGCCGGTGCTGCCCCAGCTCATCTGCCAGAAGGCGTACCCTCCTGCGGCCCGCGCCTCTGCGCCGAACTTGAACTTTTTGCGGTTGAAGACGTCGTCGGCCTGGGGGTCGGTCTGCTCCACGAAAACCGGGGCCTTGCGTTCCTGGTAGACGAAGGGTTTCACCGGCATCGATGTGCAATGGAGGAACCAGGCCGTGGTGGAGGTAAGCCGCGGGTTAACGACTAGCTTTGCCGTGCCCTTGTAGGGGTTCGGCGAGTCGTCCGTGAGCCGGTCCATCTCCACCAGGCGCTTCCCTGTGATCTCCAGGGCGGGCGGTACCTCCAGGACATTGGGGACCAGCGCCAGGGGCCGTCCTTCGTCGTCCGTGACGCTCATGATCGCCGTCCGGGCGGCGCCGTAGGAGGCGGCGGCAGCGGCGGCAGTTGCCGCGGAAAGGGCTGCCGTACCGAGGTTGGAGACGCTTGCGCCGGCGACGGAGTGGTCCGTGTCGTAGAAGTACTGCCCGTCGTAGCACTTATTGGCGAAGGCGTTGTTTTTCAGATCCGAGACAATCTCGTCGGGGAGCTGGCGGGCGCTCCAGCCGGCCATCTGCGCCTGGGGGGCGTAGATGCCCAGGTTGTCGTCCTCGATGTGATTGCGGTCCACCTCCACGGTGGCTTCCCAGTCGTCGTTAACGACCGTGTACTTGAACGCCTCCAGCGATTTGATGACCTTGTCTCCGATCCACTTGCGCATCTTCGGGAAGAGGGACAGCCAGGTGTAATCGTTCTGGCCGGATCCGGACGGGACCAGCATGGCCGTCTCCTGCCACTGACTGGGGGCGATTTCGAAGGCGTTATTGAACGTGGTCTTCAGGGTGGTGAAGACCGCCGCGATGGTTGCTCTATTTACCAACATGGTGTTTCCTCCTGTTCTTTAAAGAGTTTTGATTCTGCGGGGCTTTACGCCCCGCAGCCGTTTCGTTTGTTGGGGCCGATTACGCGGTCAACAGCTTCTTCTTGTACTCGATCCAGGCGGCCAGCATGATCACGTCGTCCGTACCGAGGAGCCCGTTTTTCGGTTTAATCGTCAATTCCATTGCTGCCGGATACGCCGCGAGGTCCGCCAGGGCAAGCGTCCGGGTCAGATGCTGGACGTGCTTGGTCGTGTCGTCGCCCACCATTGCATCCGTATCGCCGCCGAAATCAGTATCGGCGTCAAAGGCTGCATCGACGACGTTGTTAAATGCCTCGATGGTGAACTTAACGGCGTCGCCTATCGTCGCCCCAACCTTGGCCGCCAGGATGTGGAGGGTCATATTGGCCGTGATGTCCGCATCGGGCGGGACAATAACCTTGGTCGCCACTGCCGGGCCGGGGGTGGCGTGATTGTTCCACCGGATACCCATGCCCTCGGACGTTACGCAGAATCCGCCGGAAACGGCGTCTTCGCTTGAGAAGGCGGCCAGGGCAACGCCCGCGCTGGTGATGGTCGGCATGGGAATCGAGATGATCCCCTTGGCGCTTTTCAGGTGCTGATAGATCTCCTGCAGGGCCGCTTCCGCTTCCGTCTGGGCGGTGAAGTTGCCCGCATCCGTGATGGAAATGGCGCTGGCGGCGTGGGCGGCGGAGGCGTCCTGGATGTGAGTCGCCACGTCCGCCTGGCGGATAGCAGGCTCGATGTCCACCCAGGCGTGGGTAGAATCGATGTAACCGGCAATAATCCCACAGAAGATGTCATTATTGGTGTTAGCGGCAATATCCACCGTCGCGTCGTCCACGAGGAAGACATTATCGCCCACGTTGGCCTGGGAGATGGCGGTGCCAAGGAGCATCTTGAAGAGCCCGCGCCGCCTGAGCGTAACGGACTTGGCGCCGGCGACTCCACTGGAATTATCCACCTGGTCTATGGCGACGCCCTCGAAGATGAGGCCCGCCGTGTCGGCGCCCGGCAGGGCATAACCGGCGGTATTGACGCAAACCAGCGCCCCGCCGTAAATGATGTCGGAAGCGACCACGGGGAACGACAATTCTACCCCCTCGGTGTACTCTACTGCTTTATCGGCTGCTAATACGGTCATATCATTCTCCTTTCAAAACCCCGGTAAATGGTAAATGGTGAATGGTGAACAGTTTTAGCTATTTACTATTTACTGTTCACCGTTTACCGTCTTTTTCACCCTATTTGTTGTACTTGGCGAACGTCGCGTCATCGATGCCCATCATCCGGTTAACAGATTTCTGAAGATCGTCCGGGACGACGCCGGCTTTATCCTTCGCCACGACAATCGACTCCACGGGGATCACGCTGCCGGCGGGCCGCGACAGAACGATCAACTTGAACGATTCCGGGTTCTTCAGCGCCAGATCACGGCCCCACTTATCGAGTTCCTCGGGGCTGGTTTTCCCCTCCTTGAGGGCGAGGCTAACGAGATCCTGCTGTTTCATCTCGGAGATCTCCTTCGTAAGGGTCGCCACCTGCTGACTGAGCTGGACAGCGACATCTCCCGGCGCTTTCAGGGAGGCGACGATCCGGATAACCTCGTCTTTTCCGGCGCCGTCTTTTGCTCCCAGGGCTTCCATGACCTCTTTGCAGGCAACGAGATCAGCCTTGCCTGCCTGCGCCTCCAGATCCTTGTTCTTGTTCACCAAAAGCGTCGCCGCCTCCAGGACCTTGTCTTCCCCGGCGTCATCGGCCAGGCCCATCAACTTTTTCAACTTTGCAATCATGGGAACCTCCTTTTCTCCTTGTTTTTTAGTTATATCGGTTAACTTTGCCATAATCGGCTTCAGGTTATTGATCGCCGGGTTATTGGTCAACGCGACGTTTACCAGGACTGCCACCCGCCGATCGTTCTTGCTGATGAACATGACCGGCGAAAAATAGCGGTACTCCCGGTTTTTCAAATATTCCGTTGCCTTCGCCGTCCATTCCACCACCGCCCACAGCCCTTCTTTTCCTTTCCAGACCAGGTTCTTGATCCACCCCGCCGCCGGCGATTGCCCGTCCGTCAGGGATTGATGCTCGTAGTCGATGACCATGTCGTTGCCCCGATTCTTCCAGGCGGAGATGATGCCGGCGGCGGCGTTGTCATCCACAAAGGCGGGATCTTCGCCGTTGATCTCGATCTTTCCCGCCGGGAGGATCTGGAACTCTGACGGCGCGCCGGTCATTTCCTTCAGAACCGATAAACACAAATGTTTCATGGCATTACCTCGCTGCAATGTACTCGTTGATCATGTCCGTAATATCGCGGGTGTTTGCCTCGCTCAACCCCAGGAAGGGGCGGGCGGGGATCACCGAGCCGGGATGGTTCACCTTTTTAAATACTCCGTATGGCGTTTTCAGGGCCTGCTTGTTCCGGGGCCGGATTATGTGAGCAGCCGTCCGGCCGCCGAGCTGGTGTATCCTGGCATATTCCTTGTTGCTCCCGATAATTACGGTGTTTTTGCCGCTTACCTGAAAATGGACGTTGTCCCGCAGGTGGCCCGAAACCGTGAGGGTCCGGATGCGTTTCGGGTTTGCCGTCTTCGGCGTCTTCCAGCCCGACCCATCCGGGGCCGGTCCGCCGGCCTCAAAGCGGCGCCTGGTCTGCTCGACTACCCTATCGCCGATGGCCTTCATGATGGGGGACATGTTCGACATCCGCGTCATCAGCTCCCGGAGGCTTTTCTGCAGGGCCTCGGCCCCGTCTATTTTCAGGATGATTTCAGACATTTACTTTTCCCTTGACAAACAACTATCCGTGTGCCAAATTAAGCCTAAAAGGAGGCAGCGTTATGGAAACTTTGACCGTTTCTGTTCATCACGATCCCGCAACCAAGAGAGTGACGATCGTCATTCCAACCATTGACGCTGATGGTATGCGGCCATACTTCCCCCCTGAAATTATTCTCCCCGGTGAATACTTTGAAAATTTTTCCTATGATGATCTGGTCGCACATGGAGACGGTCCTCTCAAAATTCCTATTGAAGCCGCATCAGATTCCGCACCACATCGGTCGTCAGCGGGGCGGCTTCCATTAGCTGCCTTGTCCAGTAACCATGATTCTCGGTAAGTCCCGCAAATAATTCAGCAAACGTTTCGTTTCTTCCCGCACCGTCCTTTACTTGCGTAAAATACTTGTCCACTTTGGCGATTTCTCCGCGTTCCTTGCGGTATGCTTCAGTAAACTCCTTGGAGGCGCTATATTTTCCAACCGCGTCATAACCGTGCCCATATTCGTGAGCGATCACATATTCGGTACGGGTGGAGGCAATAAACTCTTTTTTACCATGTGGAATCATCTTTTCAGCGACGACAATCGCGTCTTTATCTCTCCAGTACTGCCCGTCGGCGTTATCCCACGTCCACCCGGCTTTATATCCGCGTGGTCGAACTCCCTTTAGCTCCGGCCTTATTCCCGTTAGCGTCTCCCCCGCAATTATCTTTCTTCCACCTGACTCCACTACTTCCCGTATGGGCGCAGGGATGCGAGAAAGGCCTGTTTCAACCTTAGCCAGAAACTCCTCGGACGGCGCACCGCGGATTTCTACTTTTTTCATCAATTCGCTCAGCTCCGGAGGCGAGATCGAATCCGCCGGCATTTCCTTCCACCGGCTTTCCACCTCCATGCGCAACCTTGACGCAATGTCGTCCGGCAGCCGGGAGAGGGCGCTTTCCAGGATGCGGTGCGTGTGCTGCTGCGCCGCCTCCCCAACGTTGTAGCCCCAGCCTTTGTCGATGCCGGCGGGTTCGCCGGTTTCGGGGTCGATTTCCGATTTGGGCGCTTCACCTTTGCCTGCCGCCCGCGCCTTTTCGTATTCCTTCTTTGTCGATCCATAGACCCGGCACTTACAGCCCCAACCGTTGGGGGGATAATGGGACTTCCACCAGTCGTCCGCCGCCGGCAGCGTCAGGCCGTCCCAGGCCAGGTGCGCAGGTCTCGGAACCCGGCTGTCCCCGTGTTTGTAGGTCAGGTAGGGCAGCACCTGCATCTGCTCCGGGTCCGTCAACTGCGCCCACCGGCCGGCGGCGTAGGAGGTCCGGATGTTCGTGGAATAGATAAGCTCGCTCCGCCAGTTACGGGACCCGTTGTAGCTCCAGCCGTGCCTGGCGACGGTGCGGTCAAAGTCCTTCCGGAAGTCCTCCAGGGTCGTCCCCTTCGTGATGGCCTTATCCACCGCCGTGCGGAAATCGTTCAGAAGATCGGCCTTGTACGCTCCGGCAACCATAAAGCCTTTTGCATGCTGATCTTTCCAGAGATCGTCCCACTTGCGCGTCGGGATATTCAGCTTGTTTTGAAAGAACTTTTCCTGCTCCTTAAAGGGCAGTTTAAAAACCATTAAAAGCTCGGGGTCCATCAGGCCATCTCCGTGCGGGCGTCATAGCGGCCCGCCGCCTCGGCGATGAGCGTCCCCCGGGCGATGATTGCGCCGAGATCCGCCGGATCCATCGCGCCCCAGAGATCAAGGATGCGGTCCCGCAGGTCTTCCATGCTTGCCGCTGTTTCGACCAGGCGCTTGAGAGAGACCATGAGGGCGTCGGACGCCGGCAGCGCTTCCCTTCCCAGGCGATCGACAATGAGGTCCGCCGCGTCAGAATCGCCGTCAGGCGCATTATCTTTGTTTTTGGCTATGACGTACCTCGTTTTACCCGTTTCGTCGAAAGCAGGCCTGTCTTTGGCGGCCAAAGGGCTATTCCCTTCGCCGGGCGAGCCTGCCCCCATGCTTGGCGGGGCCTGCAAGACCGTTTCTCCTTCCTGGGGCATGGGTATTTTGAATCGATCCGAGACGTGCTCGGCGGAGGGAGCGAAGCCAATTTTGCTAAGATTGACGTAAACAGTTGACAGCATCTCCAGGTCCGCCGGGTCCTCGAACATGAGCTTGAGCCAGGGCAGCGGCTTATCCCAGCCGAAATTATAACCAACCAGGGGGCGCACTATCTGAAAACGAACCGTCTTTTCAAGAGCTTGACAATCAGCCTTGGTCAAGTCACGGCGGACCCTGTCCTGTGCGTCTTCATTTCCCAGCTTGCCCGGCGTGCCTTCCGTCGTGGCCGTCTGGCCGAGGATGGCCTTGGACATCTGCTTGTCGCAGAAATTCGCCAGGGCTTCGTAGATGTTCTCCGTTCCGGTGCTTTTCGCGGCCTGAACGAACTCGATTTCCGTGTTTTTGGAAATGATCCCGGCAGCATCGGAGCCTAATGACTGAATCGCTGCCACCAGGGCGTCCTTATCTTCCTTGCTGGCGCCGGAGTCGTATTTGCCCAGGCGCAGGGGCATTCCGAAGACCTCGGAGAAGGCCACCCAGTCCTTCAGGGAATAGTTTTTGAAAAGATACATCCAGGCGCACACCCGCAGGACACCGGCGCGGGTGTCGTAGCCGGACCGGGCCTTGTAGCGGTGGTAAACCAGCTTGAAAGGCGGCATCGCCTCACCCTCGAACGGCTGGGCCTCCGTCAGGATCTTCGGGACTTCGTAGCTTTTTTGCCACATGTTCGCAGCGCCGCGCTCATAGAAGAGCGCTTTTTTAGCGTGAACCCAGGGGAGGCCGGCAATAACGGCCCTGCCGCCGTCGGTAGCCCAGAGGATCTCGCAGAGGGCATACCCTTTGCCGATCGCGTCCAGGAGATCCAGCAAGGCGTCGTCAAAAGTGTTGATGCCAAAAATGCAATCGGCGACAAAATCACGGATCTTTTTGTCCTCGGCGGACTCCGAATACGGCGTGATGTCGTAGTCCAGACCGAGAACGGCGTTCTTGCGGGTCTGTAATTCAGAAAAGAGGTGGGTGTCCTTCTCTTCCATCTCCTCGAAGAGTTCCGCCTGCCGGGAAACATCGCCCTGGTCGGCCTCCTTGAAGATGGACGCCAGCGACTGCGGGGTAAGCCCGCCGGAGGGGTAGTTGCTCCAGCGGTCCCGAATTGCCGTCACGGCGATCTCGCGGGTGTCCGGTTGTTTCATGACCTGGATTTCTCTGCCGAATTGATCAAATAGCATTGCCATTAGTAGGCTCCTCGTTGCACGTTGACACCCGTCGGCCGTTCATCCCGGGAGGGGGCGAATCGCCGCCGGGAGACGGTTGCGTATTCAATCTCGCCGCTCCCGCCCTGGATGATGCTTACCGCCCCTTCCAGGGCGTCCGGACCGTCGTCGTGGACGTTTTTGTTAAGGATGTAGATCATCTGCTCCACCAGGGTGTCCTGGTCACTGTGGTGCTTGCGGAAACGGAGCTTGCCGTATTCCACCAAGTAGGAAAGGGTCCCGATGATGCGTGACTCCTTGTTTGTGCTGTGATGAACCGGCCGCCAGGGTAGATAGCGCTTGACCTCCTTGGCGTAATTAAAGATCGCCTCGTGAAGGAAGTCCTGAAGCATGTTCTCCTCAATTCCCACGGGGCCGCTGTATTCGTCATACTGCCGGTAGGAGGCGGCAAACATCTCGCCGGGCGAGGCGTGGCGTATCCAGGCATGGAGGCAGTAAAAGATCATGGCCTTGCGGTCGAGGCCCACGGTAATGATAGCCTTGTAATCATTGGCCTCTCCGTTTTTGGCGCTGGGGTCGCAGAATGTGGCGGTGGCGAGGGGCAGGCCGGCGATTTCTTCCGGCTCATAATAACGGAACCATTCTTCCGGAAACGGCGATCCTTCCGCCCCGGTGAGGTTCATCATCTCGGCGTTGAAGTCCACCGTGCCCATGCTGCGGCGCTTTTTCTCCAGGCGTTCCGCCGGCCAGGCGGCAGGCCAGAGGGGGCGCTGATCGGCCTTTCCGAAGTCGAGCCAGGCGCGATAGACCCGGCTGACATAGAGGGCCGTTCCGTCATCATCCTTAGCGGCAATGAACTGGGAGAGCACGCTCTTTGGATGGAAGAGGTTCCCCACCATGAGGAAAAGATAACCGGCCCCGAGGGAACCGATAACAGCCCGCTTCAGCCAGCGCATCCCCGCATCGACCAGACGCGGATTCTCAACGTTCTCGTCGTTTTCGTAGTCGTCCACCACGGCGAAATCAGGGCGGTATTGTCTGTTCTTCAGGCCCCGGACCTTTTCACCGCGCCCCCTGGCCAACGTCCGGACGCCATTCGATGTCGTGAAGTCATTACTCTTCCAGGGCTTGCCCGCCAAGTCGCCGAAGTCGTTCTTCAGGCGCGGGTTTTCTTCCAGTTCCAGACGGATGGGCAGGGTAAATCCCTTCGCCTGGTCATTAGTGTCGGAGATGATCAACTGAAACTGACGCAGGGCGTAAACGATGTTCCGGATCGGGACGGCGAAGGTGAAGAAGGTGGACTTGGCGTGCTCCCGGGGGGCGGCGACAAAGGCGGCCTCGTCCCGGAGTTCCGTCAGGGCTTCCCACTCATCATGGAAGTCACCGAAATCAGAGGTAAAGTAATGGGGCAAATAGGTCTTGCAGAAATAGAGGAGATCCGTGCGCCCCCGCTCTTTGCGTGCGGCCTGCTTCTTCGGGGTGTCGTTCTCGAAGGGCGAGACGGATTCTTCGATCCAGCCCTTGAGCTGCTCCGCCCAGAGATCAAAACGATTCTCGGTTATCTCAGGTCGCTTGCGCATGTTTCGCCTTAAACGCCGTAATCAATCCGTCAAAATTCCTAGCCAGTACTTTCAGCCCTTCCGGGTCCGTTTCCTTGAGATATCCGGCAATAAACTCCACCGCTTCCATGAACAGGGTCGGCTTGTCGATCTTCGGCGCCGCAATTTCCACCGTCTTCTCGTTTTTCAAAGCCAATGCTTCCAGCCGGACAAAGGCATATACCTTTTGCGGGTCGGAATCCGTCAGCGCCTCCCTTGCGAGCTTCGCGCGCAGGGCCAGCACGGTGGCGCGGCTGTTTTTCCGCGTGGACCGATACTCCTCGCGCTGGTCCCGCCAACCCTCGGCGGCCGCCCAGTTTTTCAACTGCGAAACGGAGACGCCCGTCTCTGCCGCGGCTTGCTCAAACGTCAGGCCATCGACTACATAGAGGTCCTCGGCACGCTCCCGGATTTCCCAATCGATTTCTTTGCCCATGATTACCTGCCTAAAATGTCTTTAATTTTGCGCAGTTCCACCAGCGTGTCGCGGTAGGCGTCGTATTTGCCTGCCAGATCAAACGACCATTCGGCGATTGCATCCATCCGGAGGTTCTCGATTGCCTCAAGCGGATCGAGGGCATCGCGCAGGCTTTTGATCAGGCCGTCGCACTGGATTGCCAGCGCCTTTTTCTTTTGTTCCAGCTCCATCCGCCTGCCGACAAATTTCAAATGTTCGCTCATAAGGCCCTCATGAATTATCTTCTGTTGATTGAACCAGTTGCATGCTCTTCCGCCGTTCCACCCGGACCAGGGGGCAGAATTGATTCTGCTTGACGGCGTCTTCAACCCGGGTCATCTGTTGGGTGTTCATGATGACGACATCCCGGAGATCCTCAGCGATGGCGGTTATTTGTCTGGTCAGGACGACGTTGTTTTCGTACATCTTCCGTTGCTCCGCCATGTCACGTTCGTAGCGTTCCATAACCGCCCAGATCCGCTTGTTGTCATTCCACCAGAGGAAGATGACCAGGCCGATCGTCCCAAATTCACCGGCAATCTTCAGGGCCTGGCTGATGCTAAACGAGTCCATGACGCTCCCTCCGTTCCTTCTTCGTCTGGCAGCCGACACACCGGACGGCGTAGGGCAAGGCCTTCAGGCGCTCCGGTTCAATCTCACCGCCGCAATCCATGCACCTGCTCCCCCTGCCTCGCAAGGGGAGGGTTGGGGTGGGGACGGGGTTTTGTCGCCCCGCATAATGCCTGTTCAGCGCCGCTTGCCGGAAAAGTTCATCATTTGCCTGGGCCTGATCGAAGATATCCATGTCAATCCTTGATGGCGTCAGCCTTTGCGAGCAGGTCTGTTTTGTCTGAGCTCCCCTTTGAAGATCCGAAGAAATATTGCAGGATCGCCGTCACTCCCGCCGTCAGGCACCCGAACAGGTTGCCGAGCAAGAAGATCACCGCTTGAGGCATATCCGACGGAAGCTTTGACTGCATCGCCAGGTAGACCATAACTCCCGTGGAAACGAAGAATCCGACCGTGTAGAGATAGGCGAGGAAATAAAGATTGAAGTCCCGCTTGCCGGTGACTTTTGTGGTCTCGGTGTTCATGGTCCGGGCGCTCTGCACGTCGTTGAGCTGTAATTCCAGCCTCCGGGTATCCTCTTTCATGACGGCCAGCTTGTAATCATTTTCGGCCTGCATGATCTTGAACGCGGCCTGGGGATCTGCCTGGATGGCCGCTTTTACTTCTTGCGGCGTGGAAGACGAGGACAAGCCGAGCGCCCCCGTTATAGCATCGATGCCTAATTGAGCGCCTGCTGCTACAGTGCCCACTCCCGGGATAAGCGACAGGACCTTACACAACGCCGACGCGCCGGGCGCATAGGTTTTAACTGTGTCCGCAACATCTTTCCATTCCATCAGACTTCTCCTCTCCGTTTCGCCGCCTCGTATTCCTGCGACCGCCCTTCCAGGTAAATCTGAGAGATATAGATGGTCTCCAGAAAATACCGCCCGACGTAGAACATCAGGTGGAAGGGAAAGGTGACCACGGCCAGGACCAGATACAGAAAAGCGGCGATAACGTCTTTCATCTCAAAACCTCGGTAAATGGTGAATGGTGAATGGTGAACGGTTTTAACTATTTACTATTTACTGTTCACCGTTTACCGTCTTTCAAACCTCAAAATGGGGCCGGTCGGGGCTGGGGAAGCGACCTCCCCAGCGGAGTCCAACCGCCTCCCCGATCGCTCCGGCCTCGTCATAATCCGGAATATCGTTGTCGTTTACGTCCACCTTCAGGGACCAGACGGGCCGTTTATCCTTGACGATGGCAATGTCAAAGGCGCGGGCCTTATCGTTTTCGGGTTTGTTGTCGTCCAGGTCGATGATGTGCTTGGAAGCAAGCGTCCAAGTTACTTTATGCTGATTCTCCTGAAACGTAATCGGCGACAAACCGGCAAGCTTGCGGAGGTAATTTGTATGCTCAACCGTCTCCCGCCCCTGGGCATACAGCGCGACCTGCTCCCGGACAAAACGGGCAGTACAGGTAATCATGAAGGGGATGCCGGCGGCATTCATTGCAACTTCGAAGGCATTTATTTTACTCTGCAACTCGGGGACACAATCTTCAATTGCGCGACTGGGCATTGTTTCTCCTGTTAACCATTCACCGTTTACCGTTCACCAGCAAGCGCCGGGCTTCTTCAACCGTAACATCGAGGCCGTACTTCTTGGCGATGACGGCGGCGTAACTTTCAACATATTGGGGATTGGGGAAGATGTGCTCGGTCATGTCAGGTACGCCAGCATCCTCGATGACGTTCATTGCCGGCGGATACTGCAACTGCACCCGATAAGCGGCAACTTCCGCCCATAGGCGATATTGCTTGGAAAGGAGATACAGCAGGGAATGGAGGCCCAGGGTCTTCCACCACTGGCGGACATGCTCGGCCTCGTGTTCATGGAGGCCCTTGTCGTCTTTGTATTGGGGATGAATGCGGATGATGGGACCGTTGGCGCAGCCGCGGGAGTCATCGGGGAGGCGCTCGGTGTAGATCAAAATGCCCGGAAAATAAAGGTTCATGCTTTATCTCCAAAATAAAAAAGCCCGGCGCCGGAGAGTTTCTCCGGTCGTCGGGCTTCAAGAGCCTTTGGGTACAAAAGGGCGGTCCAGCCGCCTCTAAAATTTTCGTTATACTACTGTTATTCTAATCCATTTGCAAGTGTTTTTTTACCGTAAACCCATCTACCACAATTGGAACATTTGGTTAAAAACGACTTCGGGTCAGTTTCAGTTTCTAAGCAAACTTTCTTGCACTCCGGACAGATGAACCCGCGTTGCGGAGGGCATTCAATTTTCTTTTTCTTAGCGATGACCGTATAGCCGGGATTCAGCATGCTAATTCGCTCCAAGCCATTCAATAGGATCGTCAGGAAGGAACTGAACCTCGCACGTCTCCGGGTCTTGCTCGACAAAATCGCCCTGCTTTTCAAACCGGAGGACAACCATTTCTCTACATTCGACCGGGAGTTTTATGGAAGCTTCGCTAAGGCTTGGATTGGTTTCCAGTATTGCCTTGAATATCGAAAAGCATTCCTCGGCGGAATATCCCTCCGAGTAAAATTCCATCTCCAATGTCAGAATCTCGCCAATCTTTTTCCCATCGGGCCTCCACATAGTTTTTACATCATAGGAAATCCAGTATTCTGCGGGGAAAACGGGCGGCTTATTGAATTTGATGTTCATGCTCTTACCTCCTTAAGGTTTGATGTATTCTTTATCGCCGCGCTGAGTTGCTCGCAGGCGGCGTCGATGCGTTCGTGAAGGTCCATGAGGGCCTCATGGAAGATTTCGAGTTCGTCGTCTTCCCGGAGATGGACCGGGCTGGTCAGATAGGCCAGGGCGCCGGTGATCCCGCGCAGGCGGGAGAGGTCATTGCGGACATCGTACACGGGGCAGAAACTGACGGTCAGGCCGGCAGCGGCGTCAGGGACGACGGGGCCGAAGCTGATGAACTGGTCGCCTTTTTCGTCCGTGGATACTGTGCGTTTGTCTATGG